AGTGAGACACGGGGGATTCGAACCCCCGACAACTTGATTAAAAGTTATCTTTGTCTTTTTCACCATAATAAAAGAATCTTTTGTGTTATATGTTATTGTTTTCGATTTTAAGTTCAAAAATTTCTACTAATCTATGTTATTTCAATTTAGATATCTTTTACCCTACGTTTTTTGAATTTGATGATTCTTTTTCTTGTTCGGCTTTTGCCGCTCCGGCATTTGCCAGTAGTAAAATGCTGTCCTGCTCTCCCGGACTGCATTGTCGGAAGTGTTCCAACAGCTCTTGTTCCTGATCGGTTAGGATTGGGGGCGGTGCTCCGGTGTCCAGATCTAGTAGGTAGTCAGCGGATACGTTTAGGTATTTGCATACTTTTATTAGTGCTTCTGCACTTGGTAGACTTCCTTTTTTCCATCTGTCTGTGCTTGTTTGACTGAATCCCGCATTTTTTGCTAGGCGATTCATTGTTATGTTTTTTTCATTGATTATCTTTTCTAATTTTTCAATAAACATTATACCTCCATATTTTTTATCACTTTCCGTGTAATTTCCTATTGATTTTGTATTACAAATAGTGTATTATACTTATATGAGGTACACGGTTTGTGATACATTTTTTCAAAGTTATCTCAATTATAACACAAAATCAAAATAATTTATATTACATTTTCATGGAGGTGCTGGCATGAAATTAGAAATTACCAATGATACTTTTTTTGAATTTTTAGCGGATTTTGAAACTGCTGATTCTGCATATTTGGCGGCTCAGGATGCTATGTGCAATTCTATTGAGGTTGATGATGATGAGTGGAATGCTCTTAAATCTGCTTGTGAATCTGCTCGTTCTAATCGTGAGCATTATGCCGTTGTTCTTTCGCGGTTTTTAGTAAGTGTTAAAGGTTGGATATCTTTTGAAGCTGATGTTCGGGCTGATGCTCCGGTCGATACTTCGGTTGATTTTCCTGCTAATGCTTTGGTTGATTCTCCTGCTGACGCTCTGGCTGATGTTCTGGTTGATGTTTTGGCTGATCTTCCGGCTGATGCTCCGGCTGATGTTTCAGAGGATATTTTCCCGGTAATGTCCGCAAAATGTAAACTTTGCCCGTCCTGCGTAGATGGTCGGTGTTTCTTTGTTCCGGACATTTACGACAGTGTGTTTCCTTGCCAATCCCCTGCTTGGGATGATTTTTTCAAAATCGGCGGCTCTCGTAGCCCGGCGCCCAGAGCGCGCGCGTCTCCTTTGTAGACCCTTAGCCGCGTCTTTTCCAAACAAATCTATACCGATTGTTTGACGAGGGGGGACAACAAAGGTACATATCCGCATACTCCGTCGTCGCTTGTGTGTAAGTGTAAAAGCCGCAGTCCCATGCAGCCTTGTGCGTATCCTTGTTGGAATGCTTGTGTGCAGTCCGGGGTAACGCGCACAGCACGCAGCGGATTTTCCGCCCGGGGAATCCGCTGGGGCGTTATCCCGGACTGTGCACAGCATTTCAACAGGATATGCATAGGCGGAATTGCGGCTTTTGCACTTATGCACAGCGATTGGAAGGGAGTGTGGTGGTCATGGACAGCGTGTGGAGCTACGAGAAAGTTTTCCCCAATCGGTATAGATTGGTAGCGATAGATAAGGTTATTGGTCGCGGTCATAGCCTGCGCGCGCTCTGGGCGCCGGGCTACGAGAGCCGCCGCCTGTCCGACATATTGCAGGCGGCTTGGTACCTCAACAGTAACGGAAAGCTCCGGATCAACGTTGATGATCATCAAGCTGCCATCCTCGAGCAGATCAGACGCGACGCGGCCGATCAGGGGGTCATGGGGTTTGAATGCTATGGCACTAGCGAAAAGGAGGAACATTGACAAAAAAGAATATTGCAAAGTCAGTCCGCTTGACACAAGAGGTCTTTGATTATATCGACAGCGCGCCGGGAAACGGATTTAATGAAAAATTTGAGAATATCATCCTCGAGGCGAAACGCGGAGAATCAGACCGGAAGAAAGAACTTGCGCGACTTGACGAAAAGATTCGAAGACAGCAACGTAAACAGAATTTAGTATTTTCACAACTAACAAATTTTGATTACTTCTTAAACTCGTTTGAAGCTGCTCAAAAGTCTTTGCAGGAATTGAGAGGACATCTCAAGGATGCGGGGCTTTCGTTGCAGAAAATTGAGGAAGTAGAAAAAGACATAAAGGAGAATGAACGATGAATAAATTTAGAATTTTCTTATTTTACAGTGGACTTGTTGATATTAAGGCGCGTGAAGGTCATGACGCGGTGGAAGGTGTTTCCATGGAGTTTCTTTTCTATGGGGAGCATGGGGAACAGGTTGAACCTGTGGTATCTGCGGACGGTGTTTCCGGTACCAGACGCGGTAAGTCTTTCCTTAAGGCTGACAAGGTGCATAAGGTGTCTTACGTGCCGGGGATCTATGACGGAACCTTTGAAATGACGGTTGGATCTGACGGAAAGCCGGTGCTTAAACTGACGGACGTTGATTTTGTCGCTCCGGCACTTATATCCATGAAGGATTCCCCGGATGCAGGAAACCCGAAAGGTGGTAAGTAATGTTAGTTATAGCCCGTCATAACGGGTTTGAATATATCCTTGCAACTGTTGATTCGACTGAAGCAGCACTTCCGGAAGATCATTTTCCGGATGATGCCCCGGAAGATACTCCGGAAGTAGAAGAATCTACACAGGTGGTAGACGATACCCAGCCGGAACAGTCGCAGGATATGACATATAGTTTTGTAGTGTTATTTGCTCTCGGGATAATTGCAGGACTTTTGTTCTTTTCGATTTTTTCCCGGAAGTGGGATTGAGAGGTGCGTATGATTTTTTCAAATTATCTTTTCGGCAGTTATGTAGGTTCTCTCTTGGTTGGAATAGCACTTGGTTTTACATTGGGCTTTATCGCATGGGCGATTGGCTACGTGATTTTCGCGTTAACTAAATTTTTTAAGATGGCATAGACCATCAGAAAGGAGTGTCTTATGACAACAATTTTGGCAACAGCACCAACTATGGATCTTTCTGGCATCCAGACAGCAATGACGAGTGCTTTTAAACAGGTGCAGGTAGGTGCATCTGATATGATTACCGCTGCAGTTCCTTTTGCGTTGGTTATCATCGGTACAGTTCTGGCTGTTACGGTCGGAATTAAAGTCTTTAAGAAGCTGACCGCTCAGGCTTAGGCTTTCGGTCTCGGTGTTTTTTGGTTTGCAAATTAAAATAGTCACTCATGAGAGGGTAAGGGTTCGAGCCCTTGCCCTCTTTTGTATCTCAGAGGTTTAACGCTGCGTCGCTGATCCGGATGATCTGCAGAAAGATTTGAGATACATGGAAAGGGAACATCCATGACTTTATTCGAAAAAAGGAAAAAATTTGATCTTCATAAGTTCATAAACCGGATGAAAAACCGCTTCCAGCGTGTCCGGAAGTTCTGCCGTATGCATACCCTTCCTGTACTGGTTGCGGTTGGTATTATGGTATCTGTTATTTTTGCCAGCTACCAGAACGCTTATGCTACCGGGCTTGAGGAGTATTTTTACTATACATATTTTGATCTTATGAGTGGACTTTTTGCGGAAACTGGCTCGCAATTTGGTCTGAAAGATGATTATTATACAAAGTCTGACCGTGTGTCTGGTAAACAGGTATGGGATAATTTTTGTACGTGGGTGGAAAATAAAGCAAAGGTTGCCGCGCTTCCGGTTGAGGTAGTCAACAAGACGGTGTTTGATGAGTTGAAGAATCTTCCTAACACGGTTACAAGTGCCGGTGCTAAGATGTCTACTCAGTTATCAGAATTGCTTGCTAAGATCTTACCGACTTTCGCAGATGCAACTTCTAATACTGGTAACTTTTTTGATGATTCTTCCTTTGAAAATTACGCTAAAGTTATAGCAGGGATATGCGGAACTGCTGTAGCGTCTGTTCCTCATTATGGACATTTTGGTGCTAATAGTGGTTATGGTGGAAATGCTGGTGAATCTCGTTCTTATCTTCTTAATATTGTTGAGTATGATAATTCTTATTATATTTTTGAAGATTCTTTTTATTTTGAAAATGCTTTTCTGAAGAATGGTGGTTTTTGTGTCCTTGAGGCGGATTGGGGGCGGGGCGGTATATATAGTATTCAGTTTGATTTATCTGCACGTTCGTATTCTGGTGGGATTTTTTTTCGTCCTTATCCCGATACTGGTTGTAATTGGATTATCCGCAATGGTTCTATTGTATCTACTGATGGTACATCTATAAATGATTATGCAAAAGTAAAAAAGGTTGATGATAACACGGTATATGTTCCGGGTGTTGGCTATAAAACTAACTGGGATATATTGAAAGACATACTTAACGACAGAGTGACAACAGACGCAGAGGAAGAAGCGTGGAATTCTCGTTACAACTTTGATAATGATAACAAGGACGATAAGGAAAAAAAGAAGAAAGACAACGAAAAAGACAAATTACCTGTTGCAATTCCTATTATTTTCCCGAACAAAAAACCGGATTCTACGGAGAAAGACAGCGAAAAGGACTCTGAAAAAGGTACAGAAGATGTTGTTCCAGGCGGTAAACCCAAGCCCGGATCATCCGAGAAACCGGATTCTACACAGAAAGACTCTGAAAAAGATAGTGAGTCCGATTCAGAAAAAGCAACTGATCCAAGTGACATTCCGCCGATAGCTGACCGTGCAGGTAACTGGAAGCGGCTTTTTCCATTTTGTATTCCCTGGGATATTATGAGCTTGATCAAGTCCATGAAAGCTGAAAAGAAAGCTCCGGTTTTTGAGTTTGAGTACACTTTTAAAGCTGTCAATTACACTTGGAAAATTAGGATTGATATGTCCGATTACTGGAAGTATATAAAGATCTTTCGTTGGGGAATGACAATCTTTTTTATCATCGGGCTTTTCTTCCTTACAGTGAAATTTACTACATTTGTTTACAAGATGGGTAGTTAGGGGGTGATTCTATGACCGCATCTATGTTACGACCGTTTTTTATTTCTGTAGCGGGTATGGTCGTTCTTGTTCTGGTAGCGTTCCTGTGTGGGATTCTTCCGGAAAGTCCGTTTCTTGCATTTATCCAGGCCGAAGAGGTAAATGACTATTTATCAGCAATCAATTATTTTGTGCCTGTTGACGCATTTGTGACGATCGGCTCTGCGTGGCTGCTGGCTGTTGTGCCTTGGGTTGTCTCCCAGTTTGCCATAGCTGGCGTTAAGATCCTGGGCGAGTGGATTCCATTTACTTAGATGTATCTCACTTTCTTTTCCTGGCTTCGATTGCTGCAGGAAAAATGAGATACAGAAAGGGGAAAGATTATGATATCTCTTTATAGTGGGACTCCGGGTGCTGGCAAGTCCCTGCACCTTGCGTCCCGTCTTTTGAATTGGATGCGCTATAAAAACGCGCCGATCATTGGGAATTTTTCGACTGATTTTAGCTGCATCAAAAACCCGAAAGGAAGTTATCTGTATATAGATAACTCCGATCTTACGGTTGAGCGGCTTATTAATTTTTCTAAGAATTACTCGGAGTATGTCGGACGCAGGGTGAAAGAAGGAGAAATCCTGCTGGTCATAGACGAGTGTCAGATCATGTTCAACGCCCGAGATTGGGGACAGAAAAACCGCGCTGCCTGGTGTGCATTCTTTACCCAGCACCGCAAACTCGGTTATGAAGTTATCCTTGTCGCGCAGTTCGACCGGATGCTTGATCGTCAGATTCGTTCCCTGATCGAATACGAATGGATTCATAGGAAGGTTTCTAACTTTGGAATTGCTGGGAAGATCTTCTCTCTTCTCTTTGGCGGAAAACTTTTTGTTGCCGTCAAGGTCTGGTATCCGATGAAGCAAAAGGTCGGATCTGAATTTTTTATGTTCAAGAAGCGCTATAGCGGAATCTATGATACTTATGCTCTCTTCTCCGCACCAGATCAGAAACAGTTGTCTTGATTTATTTTGTGTATCTCATTTCTCCTGCAGCTTCACGTACCAGGAAAATTTTTTGAGATACAAATGAAGTTCGGCACGCCCCGGGTAAGCTGTGACGCGGGGGATTGAGGGGGACCCGCGGCGCGGCTTGCCCGGGGTGTGACCACGGGGCTGTAATACGTGGTCTCAAATTACATAACTAATTCTCTTTTACCTCCGATGGTTACAGTGTTTAATGGCAATTTTGTCGTTTCGCGAAACGAGCTTTTCGCGAAAAAATATTTTATGGAAGGATGTGTGATTTTGGTCGATGTACGATTGATAAAAGACACCTATGTATACAACGAGTTCGATGAAGTCGAAAACACTTACTGGTTCGACTTTAAACAAAAAAAGTTCTTACATAACATTGATACATTTTATTATGCGGTTAAATTTAAACAGGATTTCACGGCAGATTCTAAGGATATGAAGGTTAAGGACTTCCGTAGGAAGTTTGAAGCGCTCTCCCGGGAATGGGATAACCAGAACGCTTTCAACTCTTCCATTTCATTTTTTGTTCCTGGTATGCCTGACGCTTTAAACTATACACCGTTTAGTTATGCTTTTTTCTACAATGTAAAACTGGAATGTCCGGAACTGTTTGATATCTTTTTTGCTCCAAAGGTTCCGCACTCGGCTGATAATGGAGAGTCTAACACTTGTGAGTGTGTCGTACAGATCCGCAGCTATATGCTTTGGATGTATGGTGTTAAACTTGCTTATGAGCAGTCATATGAGTATGTGAAGGCTATAGCGGATTATTTCGGACTGGAAGTTGATTTCGTTCAGGAAAATCGCGTGGACTTCTGCTGGCACTCTAATTACTTAAAATGTCCGGAAAAGTTTTTCAGTCCGGAGAATTTTTATAAAATGCGTGTGGATCGTTTTAAAGATGCTGTTCTGCATACCAGTAAAAAGGGATCGGAAGATTTTGAGATTGACTATCTTGCTATGGGAAAACGTTCACAGAAGATTTTTATACGTATTTACCTGAAAAGCAAGGAAGTGGTTGAAAAAGGTTATAAACCATGGTTTTTCAAGGTGTGGCTTTTTAATGGGTTAATTAATCGCTATGACATGTACTGTTATGAATATGCATTTTTGAAACATAGCTGGAAATCGTTAGATCTTGGCCGGTTGCAGTTTTACGCGGAGTATGGCAGACAGAAACACTATGTTGAGAAGTGCCGCCGGATACTGTCGCAGGAAGAAACGATTTCCCCGGATTCGCTCCGTGCTCTGGCTGATCGGCTTACTCCGGCTGTAAACCTTGTTATGAATGTTGAGTATCAGGTAATGCGGAAACATACGAAATCGTATGAGCTTATTCCTTTTTTTGATAACTCGGATAAGCTGACCGGGAAACGTATTTATGATTTTCTGGATAACCGGAAATTGATCTGTGATTATCTTACCAGCAAGGTTTTTCGGCTGGTTGAACCTCACGAACCCGGAAAAAACGATTCAAATAAATCTCGGCGCGACTTGTGTGCATTCTGGAAAGCACTTCGGAGCTGCAAACTTACAGATACATTTATTCCGGAAGAGGACAGATCTTTAGTCAGGACATATACAAGAAAATTGAATAGTGAAGTGGTTAAGTCCCGGGCGGTGAAAGCTGCTATTACTTATGGAATTTATGTCCGTGGTATTAACGCTGATGATCCTTTAACAGATTGCATTGAGGCTTTGTGTATGCTGAATGATAATGATCTACATGATGCATATAACTATAAGACAAAAAAAGTCCGCCAATTCAATGCGAATGAACTGACGGACACAATGGAAAATGCTGTTAAGCGTTCCAGTAACCTTATGTTGATAGATAAAGATACCGGAGATATAATTTTCAACTCTTAGCTTTGTTATAACATGAAAAAGCCGAAATGTAAAGGCGAATGTTGCAAAGTGGTGGTTATATCTCCTGATAAGGAGGGTTTTTATATGAATGTACAGATGGCTTTTAACTTGTTTCTCGTTGATCATGAGTCCTACTGCTCTGAACAGTCTATTGTATATTATCGGTTTAATGTGCAGAAATTTGTTGATTTTCTGTCAGATCGGATTGGATCAGCATCCGATCTGATCGAGTGTGATGTAATTTCTCGGGAGTTGGTGCTTGCATATCTCTCCCAGCTCCGTGGAACTGGTTGTAAGAATACTTCTATCAATACTTATTTCAGAGCTATAAAGGTTTTTCTAAATTATTGCATTGATGAAGGCTACTGTTCTGCTGATGTTTTGCGGAAAGTAAAATTTCTGAAAAAAGACAATGCTCCGGTGCTTCCTCTTACGCAATGGGAAGTTGATGAAATTGACGGTTGTTATAATGATAAAACAGAATCCGGACTTCGTAACCTTTGCATTATCCATTTGATGCTGGATGCTGGTTTCCGTCTCGGTGATGTGGTGTCTCTTACATTTAAGGGAATCAATTTCAAACTTAATTACCTGACAATTAAAGGTAAAGGGGATAAGTTCCGGACAGTGTTTCTTTGTCCTAAATTAAAACGGATGCTTTACCATTATTTGATCAAATACCGGGCTTACACTCCGGAAGATGATTTTCCGGTGTTTGCTCAGGTTGGAACAACTGAACCAATAACAGAAACGTCTGTGAAAATGGTTTTTGCCAGATTAAAAAAGCGATCCGGTATAGATCGGTTGCATCCGCATCTGCTTCGGCACACATTTGCAACGTCTTTTATTATTGGTGGCGGCAATTTGGAATTTTTGCGCATGATGTTGGGACATAGTGATTATGCAACAACTAAAATGTATTTACATCTCGCCCAACAAGCTAAGATGTTGCACAGCGATATATACAGATTAGATTCAGTATTTTTTCAGGCTGGGTATTAAGGAGGAATTATGGATATAAAAGAATTTACTATAACATTGGATGAATATGTAGTTGTTGATCCTGTGGATGGTTTTTGCTACTTCTGGTCAAAGTCAGAATTTGAAGCAAATCTTTTTTATAAGGTCAATTGTTCGCTTCGCGCTTCTTTGATTCATGTATAATGTATCTCAATATTAAATGGCTGCGGCGCTGATCAGGAAAACCGGCTTTGATTTGTGAGATACATTTTGAAATGTATTACAATTTCTTTTCCTGGTTCCGGTTGCTGCAGAAAAAATGAGATACAACGAAAAAGGACTTCCATTTCTGGAAGTCCTTACTTTTTATTTATATTAAAACATATAATAAAAAGTTCTTAGTGAGACACGGGGGATTCGAACCCCCGACAACTTGATTAAAAGT